GATAAACGCTTCTCTGTCGTTTTAGACGGCTCTCCCGATGCACCCGCCATAAAAGAACGGTTATCCCGATTTACACAAATGATAAGCGAACAGACCGCAACGACACTTCAAAACATTTCAAACACTACTGCGGTGCAAGAAAGGTATAAGGAAGCAATCGACAAAGCGGTTTTGTCCGTTTCCACCGGTCTCACCGATTACAAAAGTGCAACACGCGATGTGGTGCGCTCTATCGGATATAGCGGAATGCAAGTTTATTATGAAAGCGGATATCACAGGAGACTTGATACTGCGGTCCGGCAAAACATCATAGATGCGACCAATCAGATAGCGCAACAAGGCGCGGATATGCTAGGTGAAGAATTAGGCTATGATGCGGTTGAAATATCAGCACACGCAAACAGCGCCCCCGACCACGAGCCGGTACAGGGGCGCGTTTTTATGCGCGAAGAATACGAGAAACTGCAAAGCGAACTTTCATTTGAAGATGTAGACGGTAATCATTATTTGAGCATAAGGAGACCGATAAGCGAATGGAACTGCGGCCACTTCGGTGTTCCGTTTGACACGAAGACCTCTGTGCGTAGATATACCGATAAGCAACTGAAAGAGTGGAAGCGTCAAAACCACGAAGGGTGCGAGATTGATGGAAAGCATTACACACTATACGAAGCATCTCAACTTATGCGTGAAGTGGAGACAGAGGTTAGGCGGTGGAAAGATACCGCCGTAGCAGCCAAAGCAGCCGGAGACGACACTTTAAGGCGACAATGTCAAAAGCGTATAAATACGCTCGGCAGTAAGTATTCACAAATAGCGCAAAAGTCCGGGTTGCCTACCAAACGCCAAAGGATGACGGTTGAGGGCTTCCGGGCAATAAGGCTCAAAGAATAAGTTATTAGGTCGAAAGACTTGATATAAATACCCTACCGTGCCGGGAAATAAATGCACGGGCACCACATCCGGAGAGTGGCTTCGGAAATACAAAATAAATCAATGGTAGCGAAACAGGAGGAAATTATGGAATTTCTGAAAAAATTATTCAACGGCGAGGCACTTACCTTTGAACAACTCGAAGAAAAGGTAAAGGCCGAAAAACTCAACATTGTCGATATCTCGCAGGGCGGATATGTCAGTCGTGAAAAATTCGATGACAAAACGGGCGCTCTCAATCAGCAGGTTGCTGATTTGCAGGGACAGATTGCACAGCGCGACACCGATATGAACGACCTCAAAACGAAACTTGCCGATGCACAGGCAGACGCGGGTAAACTCGGCGCAGTTCAGCAGTCCCTTACGGACTTGCAGACGAAATATGATGCCGATAAGCAGAGTTACGAAAGCAAACTCACCAAACAGGCGTATGAATTTGCGGTGCGTGAAAAGGCAAACGGCTTGAAGTTTACTTCCAACGGCGCAAAGCGTGCATTTGTTCAGGATGCTATCGCAAAAGGCTTCACAATGGATGGCGAAACTCTGTTGGGCTTCGATGACTATGTAGCCAAGTATAAGACAGATGACCCCGATGCATTTAAGCCCGAAGCGGATCCGGCAGACCCCGGCACTCCGACTATCGTTCTCCCTGCAGGAAAACAGGCTCCGACCGGAAAAGCGAAAAGCCTTATCGAAATGATGAAAGCAAAAAACGAAAATCCGAATATGGAAGTCAACTTTGAAAACAAGTAATCAATCAAAAGGAGGATAATTATGTCTGAAGTATTCAACCACAAAATCTTTAACGGAGAGGTCTTTCAGAAATACATTGACCGTCTCCCCAACACCAACCGCACGGAACTGATTAAGTCCCGTGCAATTCGTCAGCGCCCCGAACTCGCAAGCTCTATGGCAGACCAGAACGGCGGCAACTACATCACCACCCCTCTCAAAGGTCTTATCAGCGGAAGCGTTCCGCAGAACTATGACGGAAGCACCAACCTCGATTCCAACGACACCTACACTTTCAGCCACTCCCGTGTGGTTGTAGGTCGTATGAACGCTTGGAATGAGCGCGATTTCTCTTATGACATCACAAGCGGCGAAGACTTCCTCGAAAATGTTGCGGAACAGGTTTCTGAATATTGGGATGAAGTCGACCAGGCAACACTTGTTCACATTCTGAACGGTATCTTCAAGATGTCTGATGAGGAAGGTCTCAAATTCGTTTCCGCGCACACTTACGATGTTTCTGCGAAGCTCAACAGCGAGGGTACTCTCGGCAATATGGACGGTACCACTCTCAATACTTGTATGCAGAGAGCCTGCGGCGATAACAAGGGTAAGTTCAGCCTTGCTATTATGCACTCGTTTGTTGCGACCAATATGGAAAACCTTAAACTGTTGGCATATCTCAAATATACCGACAAAGACGGTATCACCCGCGACCTTGCAATCGGTACTCTCAATGGCCGTACTGTCCTCGTTGATGACAATATGCCCGTTGCCGAAACCGTTGTTACCGCAGAAGTCAAGGGCGTACATACCATTACCGTAAACACTCCCGGTGTAGCCGGCGATAAGGTTTCCTTTGGTGGTGTAGAGTACACTTTCGACTCCGCGACAAGTTACGAAAACAAGACCATTGCGGTCGGCTCTTCTGCATCCGACCAGGCAGCCGCTATCAAGACCGTTCTTGCAACACAGTATGACGGAATTTTCTCCATCACCAAGAGTGGCGCGGTTGTTACGCTTACTCAGGTTGTCGGCGGTACCGGCGATAAACCTGCAATCGAAATTCCCGATGGCGATACCGTTGAAATCACCGCTGCGACTACCACCGTTGGTGTTGCCCGTGTTGTAAAAACCGTTTACACCACCTATGTTCTCGGTGATGGCGCTATCGAATACACCGACTGCGGTGCAAAGGTGCCTTATGAGATGGACCGCAACCCCGAAAAGCACGGCGGCGAGGAAACCCTTTATTGAGAGTGCCCGAAATTGCCGCAGGTCGTGTTGTCCCGATTAAGACAAGAGTGGATGCATCAAGCACGGGAGATACTTCGGATATGTACAGAGGATTCTCCCTCGCAGAATGGAAACGCGCTTTGCGTGAAGTGTTGCACGAATACGGAATGGATGGAGACATTGTTGTTCCTGTAAGTCTTGACGGCGATATTATCTACAAGGTGGTCGTTAAAAAGAATCGCGACCATACTATCAGAACGGGGGTGAACGCACTTGGCTAATTACAACATAGCGGTATTAGACGGTGTCGTTCTCCCTGTTCCTGCGGAGAACGGCATAACGGTAGGATATAAAAAGATTTGGTCGAAGAACACCGGGCGCGGCTCTACCGGTCTTATGGTTGGCGACATTGTGGCTATTAAGCAGACGGTTGACATCAAATGGACCGGGATAGGAACTGCCGAATACGACAAAATTCATAACATTGTCGATAATCAGCAAAAAGCCTTTGTGTCGTTGACATTAAAAAGGAATAGTGCAGACCCCGGCGATACCATCGTGATTTATTCCGGCGACACCACATATCCAATCGACCATATTGTCGATGATGAAACCTGTTATGCCGACATAACGATAAACTTTGTGGAGCAGTGAGAGATTATGTACGAAACATCAGCGGCCGTAGCAGCCGCAATAGAACAATATTCCCGCACTTTCCGCGCAAAACTTGTATTTGAGGATGATGGATATGTAATCGGCGGCGATACGGAGCGTACCGTTGTCGATTACAAACTCCAAGGCGGAAGTTGCGCAACACACGATTTGAAAATCGGCTCTACAATGTGCGCAACAATAGAAATGCATCTCGGCTACAAAGAAACAGTTTCCTTGCTTCGCCGAGATTGCAAAATGTATATCAGCATATTGCTTAATTCCGTATTTGTTGATATACCGTTCGGAAAATTGTCGCCACTGCTCTATTGGGATGACCTTTGAAAAGCAATGTATAATTTTTTATTTCCGATGTTCCTACGGGAACTGCATCGGGACACCGAGATTTCATTTGCTCTTTGTTTAAGTTGCTTCCGTATGCGATATAATATTTCTTGCTCATATTTTTCTCCGTTCTCCCCGTGTTGCCGATAGGTCAGCGATTATTTGTTATGCCGCTGCGGTTTCTTCCGTAAAGGCACTTGTCAGATGAAGCCTTGCGGTCTTGAACTCTGCGCCGGTCATTCCAAGTCTGCGTGTAAGGACATTCATCATAAGCGTAGCTTTCTGCTGTCTTGAATAAGATGTGCAGGATTTGTAGTACATTTTGTCGGGAGCGTTGATAGCCCAAGCGCTCATTGCCAAGCAGAATTGAATATATGCCTTTATCTTTCCGGCGTGGGTAGTGCCATTGAACAGACGAAATTCAACAGTTCCTTTGGTGAAAAAAGCGTGAAGATTGATACCGTGATATCTCGTTTCGTTATAATGCTCGTGACTGATGCTTCCGCGATAATTGTCATTTGCGGCACTATACCAAATCGCTTCCATACTGTGATTTGTTTTGCAGGTATCGTTTTTCATCGCTTTTAACAACGAACGGGATATTTTATGACACCAACGGTTTGCCCTGTCCCCGATGCGTAATGCTTCATAAAACAGGTCTTGTCTTCCAATAGCAAAGTTAAGGAGGCGCGTCAGACTTTGCGGCGTGTGGTTTGCACCGTCAATGTGGACGTGTATTCCGCAAGAGGAATTTGCTACCGCACCGTGAGCCACAAGAGCGCGTACGATGTTTTGCAAGTCTTCAATGTCATCGTACTGTAAAATCGGGGTAACCACTTCGCAACTGTAATCGGTACCGGCAGATACCTGGCGACCGTCGACTTTTCGCGTTGTATGGATGCTTCCATCGCTCATCGCTTTCCACTTTCGGCCCTTTCTATCGGTTGCAGTATATACATCGTAATAAGTCCCTGCGCTTGATGGGGTTGAGCCGTAATACTCGGCTATGACACTTGCCGCTTCTCTGCGGGTTATTCCTGTAAGTTCAATTTCTACACCAAAGTTTTGATTTTGAATAGTAATCATTTTCGTTAGTTCCTTTCACGCTTCAATTATTTCGGCTCTTTCAAGGCGTATGCCTTCGGCTTTTAACTGTTCTCTGTAAATCTTTTTTGCTTCGGTTTCGTTCTTTGCGGTAACATACTCAACATAGCAATCGTGGTAGCGCGTACCGCCCGATACATAACTGATAAATGCGTGAATTTCAAACTCTTTCATTTTTCGTCTGCCTCCTTGACTTTTTTGCCTTACCGTGTTATAATCAAGGCGGTCGGGGTAAGGCTCCCGACTCGCCTTTGAGCGTTGAGTGAGTGGTTACTGTGGTAGGTGGCACTCACTCTTTTTTACTTTTCATCGTTCATTATGCGTTTTACGCTTTCCCGAAGTTCTTCGAGCGTTTCGCACTTTTCGATGAGTTCCAAGATTGCTTTGAGCAATGCCTGCGTTACATTCAAATCGTTCATTTCCTCACTTCCTTTCGTAAGAGGTTTTGTCCTCTGCCTTACAAGTATATAATACACTATTT